GCAAGCACCTTAAAATCACCATCATACACTAAATCAGTAAGTTGGCAGCATTACCCAAAAATTCTGTCGCTCTACTTTTTCGCGGATATTCTTTTCTGAATAATGTAGTCATTTCTTACCGCCCTTTCGGGCGGCCTCCTGACATTAATCGTTGTGATAACTCATAGCTTCATTTGCAGCATCAACTGGATCAACATCCCACCAGCAATAATTTGGGTCGGCTCCTTCAGGTGTCCACGGCTCTAATTCATTTTTTGCCGCATTCTCATCGCCAGTAATTTTAAAAATCTGCTCAGAAAATTTCCTCACCCACTCGTTATATTTTTCCGCATTAATGGTTTTCTGTGTATTTAACATAGATATACCTCCAGTTAAGGATTTGATTTTATTTACAGTGCTAAATTTAATTATTCAGTTCTGGATTTTGTCGCCCTGCGTATCCGCGCTTTCGCGTTACGCTCAATCTGAATTAACTTTTCTATATTTTTCCGTCTTTCCTGTTCCTCCTGGCGCAATAGCCTTACATCATCTGCCAGTCTGGTTTCTCTTTTCGCCACAGAGAGCATCCAGTCAAACGGCTCCACAACTGCACCGCAGATTTTACAGCGGACCTGACGCTCTTTTTCATCAACCCGGACAGAAGCGTGATGGCAATATGGTCTTTCCGATGGCTCATAAAGAAAATTAACCTGATTACGTGGGTCATCTTCTTTTACCGGAAATAAAACAATATTACTTAACTCATCTTCTGGTTTTATTTCCACGTCACTCTCCTTTGATGCGAATACCAGCAGCGCGGATAGATTTCCATTGTTCCCACATGCGGTTGAAGCCTGTTCCTGATAAGGTCGCGTTACGGTATCCAGTTTCGGTGCGCAATCCTTCAAGCGTCGATTTGGAAATACAAATTGAATGCATTACCCATGATTCAAACAAATCACGCTCCCGAGCTTCGCAACTTTGTTTACTCATCTCTTCAATGCATTGTTTAGCTTCTAAATCAGCAATTCTGTCAACCACGGCATCGACAGCATCTGAAAAGCCGAACCAGTTGCTCCACTCCGGCCTGTTACCGGTTGCTGCAAAGTACATATCATCTAAAGCAGACTCAGCATGGTCACGCTCGTTAATGAGTTGCTCTTCGCTTTTCTCCAGTTCTGCAATACGCTTGTTTTGGGATTCCCGTTCATCCAGCAGCGCCAGCACAATCGATGGTGTTACCAGCTCATGGAAAAGGTCCGCATCAAATCCCCAGTCGTAATGCATTGCCTGCTCTGCCGCTTCACGCAGTGCCTGAGAGTTAATTTCGCTCACTTCGAACCTCTCTGTTTACTGATAAGCTCCAGATCTTCCTGGCAACTTGCACAAGTCCGACAACCCTGAACAGCCAGGCGTCTTCGCTCATCTATCGGATCGCCACACTCACAACAATGAGTTGCGGATACAGTCTGGTAGTTCTGACGACGCATTTTTATTGCTGTATTGCGCTGTAATTCTTCAATTTCTGATGCTGAATCAATGATGTCTGCCATCTTTCATTAATCCCTGAATTGTTGGTTAATACGCTTGAGGGTGAATGCGAATAATAAAAAAGGAGCCTGTAGCTCCATGATGATTTTGTTTTTCATGTTCACCGTTCCTTAAAGACGCCGTTTAACATGCCGATCGCCAGGCTTAAATGAGTCGGTGTGAATCCCATCAGCGTTACCGTTTCGCGGTGCTTCTTCAGTACGCTACGGCAAATGTCATCGACGTTTTTATCCGGAAACTGCTGTCTGGCTTTTTTGATTTCATAATTAGCCTGACAGGCAATACTGCGAAGGGCGTTTTCCTGCTGAGGTGTCACTGAACAAGTCCCATGTCGGCAAGCATAAGCACACAGAATATGAAGCCCGCTGCCAGAAAAATGCATTCAGTGGTTGTCATACCTGGTCTCTCTCATCTGCTTCTGCTTTCGCCACCATCATTTCCAGCTTTTGTGAAAGGGATGTGGCTAACGTATGAAATTCTTCGTCTGTTTCTACTGGTATTGGCACAAACCTGACTCCAATTTGAGCGAGGCTATGTGCCATCTCGATACTCGTTCTTAACTCAACGGGAGATGCTTTGTGCATACAGCCCCTCGTTTATTATTTATCTCCTCAGCCAGCCGCTGGGCTTTCAGTGGATTTTGGATAACAGAAAGGCCGGGAAATACCCAGCCTCGCTTTGTAACGGAGTAGACGAAAGTGATCGCGCCTACCCGGATATTATCGTGAGGATGCGTCATCGCCATTGCTCCCCAAATACAAAACCAATTTCAGCCAGTGCCTCGTCCATTTTTTCGATGAACTCCGGCACCATCTCGTCAAAACCCGCCATGTACTTTTCATCCCGCTCAACCACGACATAATGCAGTCCTTCACGCTTCATACGCGGGTCATAGTTGGCAAAGTACCAGGCATCTTTTCGCGTCACCCACATGCTGTACTGCACCTGGGCCATGTAAGCCGATTTTATTGCCTCGAAACCACCGAGCCGGAATTTCATGAAATCCCGGGAGGTAAACGGGCATTTCAGTTCAAGGCCGTTGCCGTCACTGCATAAACCATCGGGAGAGCAGGCGGTGCGCATACTTTCGTCGCGATAGATGATCGGGGATTCAGTAACATTCACGCCGGAAGTGAATTCAAACAGGGTTCTGGCGTCGTTCTCGTACTGTTTTCCCCAGGCCAGCGCCTTAGCATTAACTTCCGGAGCCACACCGGTGCAAACCTCAGCCAGCAGGGTGTGGAAGTAGGACATTTTCATGTCAGGCCACTTCTTTCCTGAGCGGGGCTTTGCTATCACGTTGTGAACTTCTGAAGCGGTGATGACGCCGAGCCGTAATTTGTGCCATGCATCATCCCCCTGTTCGACAGCTCTCACGTCGATCCCTGTACGCTGCAGGATAATGTCCGGTGTCATGCTGCCACCTTCTGCTCAGTGGCTTTCTGTTTCAGGAATCCAAGAGCTTTCACTGCTTCGGCCTGTGTCAGTTCTGACGATGCGCGAATGTCGCGGCGAAATATCTGGGAACAGAGCGGCAATAAGTCGTCATCCCATGTTTTATCCAGGGCGATCAGCAGAGTGTTAATCTCCTGCATGGTTTCATCGTTAACCGGAGTGATGTCGCGTTCTGGCTGACGTTCTGCAGTGTATGCGGTATTTTCGACAATGCGCTCGGCTTCATCCTTGTCATAGATACCAGCAAATCCGAAGGCCAGACGGGCACACTGAATCATGGCTTTATGCCGCAACATTCGTTTGGGATGCGACTGCCACGGTCCGGTGATTTCTCTGCCTTCGCGGGTTTTGAATGGTTCGCGGCGGCATTCATCCATCCATTCGGTAACGCAGATCGGATGATTACGGTCCTTGCGGTAAATCCGGCATGTACAGGATTCATTGTCCTGCTCAAAGTCCATGCCATCAAACTGCTGGTTTTCATTGATGATGCGGGACCAGCCATCAACGCCCACCACCGGAACGATGCCGTTCTGCTTATCAGGGAAGGCGTAAATTTCTTTCGTCCACGGATTAAGGCCGTATTGGTTGGCGACGATCAGCAATGCGATGAACTGCGCATCGCTGGCATCGCCTTTAAATGCTGTCTGGCGAAGAGTGGTGATCAGTTCCTGTGGGTCGACAGAATCCATGCCGACACGTTCAGCCAGCTTCCCTGCCAGCGTTGCGAGTGCTGTACTCATCCGTTTTATACCTCTGAATCAATATCAACCTGATGGTGAGCAATGGTTTCAACCATGTACCGGATGTGTTCTGCCATGCGCTCCTGAAACTCAACATCGTCATCAAACGCACGGGTAATGGCTTTTTTGCTGGCTCCGTGGCGTTGCAAATGATCGATGCATAGCGATTCAAACAGGTGCTGGGGCAGGCCTTTTTCCATGTCGTCTGCCAGTTCTGCCTCTTTCTCTTCACGGGCGATCTGCTGGTAGTGACGCGCCCAGCTCTGAGCCTCAAGACGATCCTGAATGTAATAAGCGTTCATGGCTGAACTCCTGAAAATGGCTGTGAAAATAGCGCCCGCGAAATGCCGGGCTGATTAGGAAAACAGGAAAGGGGGTTAGTGAATGCTTTTGCTTGATCTCAGTTTCAGTATTAATATCCATTTTTTATAAGCGTCGACGGCCTCACGAAACATCTTTTCATCGCCAATAAAAGTGGCGATAGTGAATTTAGTCTGGATAGCCATAAGTGTTTGATCCATTTTTTGGGACTCCTGGCTGATTAAGTATGTCGATAAGGCGTTTCCATCCGTCACGTAATTTACGGGTGATTCGTTCAAGTAAAGATTCGGAAGGGCAGCCAGCAACAGGCCACCCTGCAATGGCATATTGCATGGTGTGCTCCTTATTTATACATAACGAAAAACGCCTCGAGTGAAGCGTTATTGGTATGCGGTAAAGCCGCACTCAGGCGGCCTTGATAGTCATATCATCTGAATCAAATATTCCTGATGTATCGATATCGGTAATTCTTATTCCTTCGCTACCATCCATTGGAGGCCATCCTTCCTGACCATTTCCATCATTCCAGTCGAACTCACACACAACACCATATGCATTTAAGTCGCTTGAAATTGCTATAAGCAGAGCATGTTGCGCCAGCATGATTAATACAGCATTTAATACAGAGCCGTGTTTATTGAGTCGGTATTCAGAGTCTGACCAGAAATTATTAATCTGGTGAAGTTTTTCCTCTGTCATTACGTCATGGTCGATTTCAATTTCAATTGATGCTTTCCAGTCGTAATCAATGATGTATTTTTTGATGTTTGACACCTATTCATATCCTCATAGATAAAAAATCGCCCTCACACTGGAGGGCAAAGAAGATTTCCAATAATCAGAACAAATCGGCTCCTGTTTAGTTACGAGCGACATTGCTCCGTGTATTCACTCGTTGGAATGAATACACAGTGCAGTGTTTATTCTGTTATTTATGCCAAAAATAAAGGCCACTATCAGGCAGCCTTGTTATTCTGTTTACCAAGTTCTCTGGCAATCATTGCCGTAGTTCGTATTGCCCATTTATCGACATATTTCCCATCCTCCATTACAGGAAACATTTCTTCAGGCTTAACCATGCATTCCGATTGCAGCTTGCATCCATTGCATCGCTTGAATTGTCCACACCATTGATTCTTATCAATAGTCGTAGTCATACGGATAGTCCTGGTATTGTTCCATCACATCCTGCGGATGCTCTTCGAACTCTTCAAATTCTTCTTCCATATATCACCTCAAATAAGTGGTTTGCTGCCTAATTTCATTTTCTGGCGACCAACACAAGTCACACCCATTTCACTGCGTGGCTTGCTGTACCATGTGCGCTGATTCTTGCGCTCAATACGTTGCAGGTTGCTTTCAATCTGTTCGTGGTATTCAGACAGCACTGTAAGGTCTATCGGATTCAGTGCGCTTTCTACTCGTGATTTCGGTTTGCGATTCAGCGAGAGAATAGGGCGGTTAACTGGTTTTGCGCTTACCCCAACCAACAGGGGATTTGCTGCTTTCCATTGAGCCTGTTTCTCTGCGCGACGTTCGCGGCGGCGTGTTTGTGCATCCATCTTTATTCTCCTGTCAGTTAGCTTTGGTGGTGTGGTAGGTGGGAGACCCATTTCGACCTGCTTCGGCCGACTTCAATTCGGCAATAGTTCCGCAGGCCTCGCCGCTTTACGTGCGACATATTCCCATCCATGAACCCTTCACCACACCCCAAAGCCTTCTGCTTTGAATGCTGCCCTTCTTCAGGGCTTAATTTTTAAGAGCCTCACCTTCATGGTGGTCAGTGCGTCCTGCTGATGGGTAAACTTTATCGAAATGATAAATTAATGGCAATAGCAAAATGATAAATTTCTTTGATTTTAAAATATCATATTGATTTTCATGGTGTTTTATTTTTGTTGCAGGAATTCGACAGGAGAAATGAAGAGGCTTGAGGGAGATCTGGATTGCGTGGTTTAGCAAGTTGTATTTATCAATTTTTCACTAAATACAATTGGTTATGTGTTTTTAGGTGGGGCGATCGTGAGGCAAAGAAAACCCGGCGCTGAGGCCGGGTTGTGAGGAATTAATTACAGAGCAAAGAGATCATGCATTAGGTTGCTGTTCATCTGGTGGTTGAATTGATACGGCTCCAATTCCTTCTTGATCTCGTTCAGGTGTTGTTCCGCTTTTTTTGCCAGATCGTGACCTTCTTGGATCTGGCTTTCCAACATCTTGTTGAGAATTTCCATCTCCGGTTGCAGATTCTTCGGCATTAGCTTTTTCCTCTTTTTGTAGATACGTTGTACAATCAATAACCCTCGGCTTTCCAAATGTTGGAATGTCACCATTATGAATTTTGTCACAGAAAAGATTATAGAGTATTTCTGTTATACCTTTAGGATGCTCAACACACTTGAAAAGTTCCTTGGCTTCTTTTCTGTCGATAACAAATCCATGTGAAGGATATGAGGCTATTAGTTTGCCTAACGCCCCTTCTTTTAGGCTGCTTGGTTTGTCTGCTAATCGTTGGCCATAAGTGATAGCTATACTCATTGCGCGCTGATGTTCACCAAGCTTTATTGGATCTATCTGTGCGGCCATAGGTGCTATCAACGCTTCTGTAAGTCTGGTCGCGATATCAGCAGACATTTTGGTACTTATCTGATTTTCGTATCTTATCTTAACAAGGTGTGAGTTAAACGCTGAAATAGAGCGTTCCTTTAGAGCATCAAGAGCTGTCATGATAGCTAAACCAGAACTCATCTCACCTATTTCATCGTTTTTTTTCAGTTGGATATCTAATGGCCCAAGCTCCCCCATGTCACCAATAACAAGTTTATTGGCTGCTATAGCTATTAGTGTACCAGCACTTTTGCATGGTCCAACAACTAAAAGTGTTACCGTTTCATAATGGTGCTGTAGAGCTCTACCTATACGATAACCTGCATTTGGATCACCGCCATAAGTAGCAACACAGAAGATAACATTCTCTTTTAATCCATGTTGTGACTTACGTTTCTTGATTTCATTGGTGAGATCAAGATAACCATCACGATGAATATCGCCTGTATACACATAAACATCATGATTTTCAATAGAATTCATTCGTTAAACTCCCTGCTGTGGTTACGATGAATGTATTCATGTTGAAGCTAAGCCATAGCGGCTTGTCATCATCACCAATCTGGCGGAATTGACTGTTCATAAATCACAATTGGAATTACCCAAACGTCTCTTCAGGCCACTGGCTACCAGCTATGTGACGATGAAGTCACGAATTTTTCAGCCACTCCCTTGCCTCGATGTCATCCAGATGGCGAGATTGCTTCAGAATACCAGCCACATACTCCACCTTTGCTACTTGATGATAAGGCAACGTTATTGGCCTGTGGTCCTGGTTAATGCTTGTAAATTGGTATTCTCCATCTCTGTCATAGCCAAGAACCTTAATCATGTTGTGTCCTTCAACGGTTCTGACAAACACCTCATCACCCGGGAATACTTTGGTGTTAGGCTCAATGAGTACATATTCTCCTGATTTTATTCTGGGCCACATGCTGTCTCCTTTCACACGAAGACCAAAGGCATCTGGATCATCGCTATAAATTTTGAGCCACCCATCGCGCTCTTCGGTCATCTCGATGGCACCATCAACACCAAGAATTGCCTCACCAACCACGCGCACTAACCCTTTTCTTACCTGACCTACAAAAGTTAAAGAATCTGAGCATGATGCAATTGGTGTTACATCATGTACCAAATCAAGCCACCCATTAGGTAACCCAAGTGCAGCTTCAAATTTTCTTGCTAGTTTATCCCCTATGTTTCGAGTGCTTTTTTCACCGGAGACTTGCGTGAGTTGAGAAGGGCTAACCCCAAGCTTATCGGCAAAGCTTGCATTAGTGTTACCCGCGATTTTTTTATGCTCATCTAGCAAAAACGCCAGATTCGATTTGCGAATATCTTTGTTTTCCATCTCACAATTCTCCCTCTATTTAGCAAATGGATAAATACGCAATATGATAAATTTACATTGCAGTTGATTTATCAAAATGGTAAAGTTATTCTGTATGATAAACGGAGGCACTAATGAGTAATGAACTACTACGCTGGCGAAAAGAGGCTTCTAGTGAGGAATGGAAGCGACTCGCCGCATTAGCGAAAACTTCAGTTGGCTATCTTGACCAGATTGCATATGGATTTCGAAGAGCTTCCCCTGATAAAGCGAATGCAATCGAAGAAGCTACTCGTAATTTCACGGCTTATAAACCCGTGAAAAAGGAAAACCTAGTGTTCGTATCGCGTAGAGCATCAGCAGCATAAATAACCCCGCTCTTACACATTCCAGCCCTGAAAAAGGGCATTACCAGAAACAAATCTCTATGGTTTTGCGTTTCTTTGCGAAGCCAACTCTATCTAATCATTAAGGAAATTATCTATGGGTACTATTGCAACTAAAAGCAAGAAAGCGGCTCGCATCGAGTCAGCCTTGCTGAACAAACTGGCACTGATGGGGCAGAAGACATTCGCTCGAGCGATGGGGGTTCCTGAATATCAGGTAAGCCGATGGAAGAATGGTTTCTTCTCGCAGGTAAGCATGATGCTGGCTGTTCTGGAATACGGAATCGAAGACGATGAAATGGCTGAGCTGACTAAGCGGCTTGCCAATTACCTGACAAAAGAAAAAGCCCCGAAGAACGGCGAATTCTTCGAGGCCTGATGTAGAAAGACTGGATCAATCCACAGGAGTCATTATGACAAAACGTCGTAAGAAATACCAGGAAAAAGAAGAGATTCGACACCCTGATTCACCTGAGTGATTAGTGGTAGCCGCAGCAAATAACAGGGCGTTCGCAGAGCGCCTTGTTGGTGTTTACAGACTAGCCAAAGCAGGAGTGAAACATGGGCGTCGTTAAGTTAGCTGATTACAGGCCTCAACTGGAGGTCGTGGAGCATCGCGTGGCAGATACCGAAGATGGTTTCATGCGCGTTGCTAACGAGATTACCGACAGTCTGCTGATGGCTGATTTAACCGTCCGGCAGTTGAAGGTGATGCTCGCTATCATGCGCAAGACATACGGATTCAATAAGCCGATGGATCGACTCACAAACACGCAGATAGCAGCCATGACAGGTATTCATCACACTCATGTTTGCGCTGCCAAGCGCCAGCTTATCGAGCGTAAATTCCTCATTGCTGATGGCGTGAAAATCGGAGTGAACAAGGTGGTTTCTCAGTGGATTAGCCAGGACAGCTTAACATTAGCTAAAACAGCTAATAAAACATTAGCCAAGTCGGCTAATGGGTATAAGCCAAGTCAGCTAAACACAAAAGACAATATACAAAAGACAATAAATACAAATACCCCCTTACCCCCTAACGGGGGTGGCGATGGGCAGGTTAAACCTGAACGTCGCAAGGCAGAACGAATTGACTACGAATCCTTCCTGAACGCCTACAACACCGAAGTCGGTGACAGACTGCCACACGCTGTTGCGGTCAACGAGAAACGCAAACGCCGCCTGAAGAAAATCATCCCGCAACTGAAAACGCCAAATGTGGACGGTTTCAGAGCGTATGTCAGGGCGTTTGTGCATCAGGCCAAGCCGTTTTACTTCGGAGACAACGACACGGGCTGGACGGCTGATTTTGATTACCTGCTGAGGGAAGACTCGTTAACGGGAGTTCGGGAAGGGAAGTTTGCAGACAGGGGGATTGCATGAGACAGGATATCGAAGCGAGCGTTATCGGTGGCCTGCTGATTGGTGGATTAACTCCAACCGCCAGTGACGTTCTGGCAACGCTGGAGCCGGAAGCGTTTTCAATTCCGCTCTACCGGAAAGCCTTCGAGGTTATCCGCAAGCAGGCGAGAAACAGAAACCTAATCGATGCGCTGATGGTTGCCGAGGCGTGCGGAGAGGAGCATTTCACGTCAATCCTGATGACCAGCAAAAACTGCCCGAGTGCCGCAAACCTGAAGGGATATGCCGGAATGGTCGCGGATAACTATCACCGCCGTCTGGTGCTGGAAATCATGGATGAAATGCGTGAACTAATTCAGAGCGGAACCATCGACGCATCGAGTCAGGCGATGGATGAACTTGTAAAGCGTCTTTCAGCCATCAGAAAGCCCCGTGACGAAGTTAAACCTGTACGGTTAGGGGAAATCATCACTGACTACACTGACACGCTTGACAGGCGTCTGAGGAACGGAGAAGAGTCAGATACCCTGAAGACCGGAATCGAAGAACTTGACGCCATCACCGGAGGGATGAACGCAGAAGACCTGGTGATAATCGCTGCTCGTCCTGGTATGGGGAAAACCGAGCTGGCGCTGAAGATTGCCGAAGGCGTTGCAAGCCGCGTTATTCCTGGTTCTGACGTCCGGCGCGGAGTGTTGATTTTCTCGATGGAAATGAGCGCATTGCAGATTGCAGAGCGAAGCATTGCCAACGCCGGGAGGATGTCGGTTAGCGTGCTGCGAAATCCTGCATCGATGGATGACGAAGGCTGGGCGCGCGTTGCTAACGGCATGAGTCAGCTTGCAGATTTGGATGTATGGGTAGTCGATGCCTCGCGGTTATCGGTCGAAGAAATACGCTCAATCGCAGAGCGGCACAAACAGGAAAATCCAAACCTGTCACTCATCATGGTGGATTATCTTGGCCTGATTGAGAAGCCGAAAGCAGACCGCAACGACCTCGCAATTGCTCACATCTCAGGAAGCCTGAAGGCGATGGCGAAAGACCTGAAAACGCCTGTTATCTCCCTAAGTCAGCTTTCGCGCGATGTTGAGAAGCGACCAAACAAACGCCCGACAAACGCAGATTTGCGTGATTCAGGAAGCATTGAACAGGACGCAGACTCAATCATCATGCTCTATCGGGAAGCGGTATATGACGAGAACAGTAGCGCCGCGCCATTTGCTGAAATCATCGTGACGAAAAACCGTTTTGGCTCGCTTGGTACGGTTTACCAGAGGTTCTGCAACGGACACTTTGTGGCATGTGACCAGGATGAAGCCAGACAGATTTGCACAGCATCAAATGCACCTGCTGCGCGTGGCAGACGATATGCACAAGGGGCTGACGTATGACCATCTACATCACTGAGCTTGTAACAGGCCTGCTGGTAATCGCAGGCCTTTTTATTTGGGGGAGAGGGAAGTCATGAAAAAAATAACCTTTGAAATTCGATCTCCGGCACATCAGCAAAACGCTATTCACGCGGTACAGCAAATTCTTCCAGACCCAACCAAACCAATCGTAGTAACCATTCAGGAACGCAACCGCAGCTTAGACCAGAATCGAAAGCTTTGGGCTTGCCTTGGTGACGTCTCTCGTCAGGTTGAATGGCATGGTCGCTGGCTGGATGCAGAAAGCTGGAAGTGTGTGTTTACCGCAGCATTAAAGCAGCAGGACGTTGTTCCTAACCTTGCCGGGAATGGCTTTGTGGTAATAGGCCAGTCAACCAGCAGGATGCGTGTAAGCGAATTTGCGGAGCTATTAGAGCTTATACAGGCATTCGGTACAGAGCGTGGCGTTAAGTGGTCAGACGAAGCGCGACTAGCTCTCGAATGGAAAGCGCGATGGGGAGATCGGGCTGCATGACTATCAAATCAAATACGCCAGCACACGACAAGGACTGCTGGCAAACGCCGCTTTGGCTTTTTGATGCACTGGATATTGAGTTTGGATTCTGGCTGGATTCGGCAGCGAGCGACAAAAATGCTCTGTGCGCTCACTGGTTAACTGAGGCCGACGACGCGCTAAATTCTGAGTGGATAAGCCACGGTGCAATCTGGAATAACCCACCGTACAGCAATATCAGGCCGTGGGTGGAAAAAGCCGCTGAGCAGTGCATACAACAGCGACAGACGGTAGTTATGCTTGTGCCAGAGGATATGTCAGTCGGATGGTTCAGCAAGGCTCTGGAGAGTGTCGACGAAGTTCGCATTATCACTGATGGACGGATTAATTTTATCGAACCATCGACGGGGCTGGAGAAGAAGGGAAACAGCAAAGGCTCAATGCTGCTGATTTGGCGACCGTTCATCAGTCCTCGACGGATGTTTACTACCGTATCCAAATCGGCATTGATGGCGATCGGGCAGGGCGCCAGGAGGGCGGCATGAGACGACAGCGACGAAGTATCACCGACATAATCTGCGAAAACTGCAAATACCTTCCAACGAAACGCTCCAGAAATAAACGCAAGCCAATCCCAAAAGAATCTGACGTAAAAACCTTCAACTACACGGCTCACCTGTGGGATATCCGGTGGCTTAGAGAACGTGCGAGGAAAACAAGGTGATTGACCAAAATCGAAGTTACGAACAAGGAAGTGTCGAGCGAGCTTTAACGTGCGCTAATTGCGGTCAGAAGCTGCATGTGCTGGAAGTTCACGTGTGTGAGCACTGCTGCGCAGAACTGATGAGCGATCCGAATAGCTCGATGCACGAGGAAGAAGACGATGGCTAAACCAGCGCGAAGACGATGTAAAAACGATGAATGTCGGGAATGGTTTCACCCTGCATTCGCCAATCAGTGGTGGTGCTCTCCAGAGTGTGGAACCAAGATAGCACTCGAACGACGAAGCAAAGAACGCGAAAAAGCGGAAAAGGCAGCAGAGAAGAAACGACGACGAGAGGAGCAGAAACAGAAAGATAAACTTAAGATTCGAAAACTCGCCTTAAAGCCCCGCAGTTACTGGATTAAACAAGCCCAACAAGCCGTAAACGCCTTCATCAGAGAAAGAGACCGCGACTTACCATGTATCTCGTGCGGAACGTTCACGTCTGCTCAGTGGGATGCCGGGCATTACCGGACAACTGCTGCGGCGCCTCAACTCCGATTTGATGAACGCAATATTCACAAGCAATGCGTGGTGTGCAACCAGCACAAAAGCGGAAATCTCGTTCCGTATCGCGTCGAACTGATTAACCGCATCGGGCAGGAAGCAGTAGACGAAATCGAATCAAACCATAACCGCCATCGCTGGACTGTCGAAGAGTGCAGGGCCATCAAGGCGGAGTATCAACAGAAACTTAAAAAACTGCGAAACAGCAGAAGTGAGGCTGCATGAATATCTACGAAAGAATTGATGGCAGCAAATACCGAAATATTTGGGTAGTTGGCGATCTGCACGGATGCTACACGAACCTGATGAACAAACTGGATACGATTGGATTCGACAACAAAAAAGACCTGCTTATCTCGGTGGGCGATTTGGTTGATCGTGGTGCAGAGAACGTTGAATGCCTGGAATTAATCACATTCCCCTGGTTCAGAGCTGTACGTGGAAACCATGAGCAAATGATGATTGATGGCTTATCAGAGCGTGGAAACGTTAATCACTGGCTGCTTAATGGCGGTGGCTGGTTCTTTAATCTCGATTACGACAAAGAGACTCTGGCTAAAGTTCTTGCCCATAAAGCAGATGAACTTCCGTTAATCATCGAATTGGTGAGCAAAGATAAAAAATATGTCATTTGCCACGCCGATTATCCTTGTTACGAATACGAATTTGGAAAGCCAGTTGATCATCAGCAGGTAATCTGGAACCGCGAACGAATCAGCAACTCACAAGACGGGATCGTAAAAGAAATCAAAGGAGCGGACACGTTCATCTTTGGTCATACGCCAGCAGTGAAACCACTCAAGTTTGCCAACCAGATGTATATCGATACTGGGGCAGTGTTCTGCGGAAATCTCACATTGATTCAGGTACAGGGAGAAGGCGCATGAGACTCGAAAGCGTAGCTAAATTTCATTCGCCAAAAAGCCCGATGATGAGCGACTCACCACGGGCCACGGCTTCTGACTCTCTTTCCGGTACTGATGTGATGGCTGCTATGGGGATGGCGCAATCACAAGCCGGATTCGGAATGGCTGCATTCTGTGGTAAGCACGAACTCAGCCAGAATGACAAACAAAAGGCTATCAACTATCTGATGCAATTTGCACACAAGGTATCGGGGAAATACCGTGGTGTGGCAAAGCTCGAAGGAAATACTAAGGCAAAGGTACTGCAAGTGCTCGCAACATTCGCTTATGCGGATTATTGCCGTAGTGCCGCGACGCCGGGCGCAAGATGCAGAGATTGCCACGGAACAGGTCGGGCAGTTGATATAGCAAAAACAGAGCAGTGGGGGAGAGTTATCGAGAAAGAGTGCGGAAGATGCAAAGGTGTCGGCTATTCAAGAATGCCAGCAAGCGCCGCATATCGCGCTGTAACGATGCTAATCCCAAACCTTACTCAACCCACCTGGTCACGCACTGTTAAGCCGCTGTATGACGCTCTGGTGGTGCAATGCCACAAAGAAGAGTCAATCGCAGACAACATTTTGAATGCGGTCACACGTTAGCAGCATGATTGCCACGGATGGCAACATATTAACGGCATGATATTGACTTATTGAATAAAGTTGGGTAAATTTGACCCAACGATGGATAAATGCACTCGTTAAATAAAGCCCTGAGTTAATAGCTCGGGGCTTTTGCGTTTGCACAACAGGTAAGAGCATTCTCCCTTATGGGGCTTTGCTTAAATGCACCGAGTGCTCTTATCGTTGTGGCAGCACAACGATAGTTTTCGTCAGAGTTAGCGACTTTGCGGTTTTTTAGAAACTGACCACAAAGATAAATGCAAACGATGATTTGATGTTGATGGCGGCCTAAGAAACCAAAATCACTGGGTCTTCCGACTCCCAGCTACCAAATTCGGCGCACTGGCCCGGTGTGATTAATAATGGGCACCCATTCAAATGTACCCTCGGCAGGTTCGATTCCTGACTAGACCCAGATGGCGACGGGGAGGGTCCAATTGAGTGGGTAACAACGGGCATGTCGCCTTAGTAAATCCCTCAAGGGTGCGACGCATAGACCGTACTAGCGTCGCCGTCAGCTCCACGAAACGGAGCGCATAACAGGTAAGAGCATTTGTAGAGTTCGACTCTCTGCCGTGGGCTTTTTCCCGCGATGCGAGCCATAAATGCTCTTTCCGTTGTGCTGAATTAAGCGAATGCCGGAAGCAGAACCGGATCACCAAATGCGTACAGGAGTCATCGCCTCCCAGCAACAGCACAACCAAAACTGAGCCGTAGCCACTGGCTATCCTGAACTCATCAGTGATAGTTATGCTGCGGCCTTCTTTTTCTCCCTTCCCAATATAAGAACTACGCAATCCGTTACTGGCGGAGGCGTTGCTATGAAATCAATGGACAAAATCTCAACTGGCATTGCCTACGGAACATCTGCTGGTAGTGCAGGATACTGGTTTTTGCAGTGGTTGGATCAGGTCAGTCCGTCACAGTGGGCTGCGATTGGAGTGCTTGGAAGCCTTGTGTTGGGTTTTCTCACTTATCTGACAAATCTGTATTTCAAAATCAGAGAAGACAGACGAAAGGCTGCGAGAGGTGAATGATGCCTCCATCATTACGAAAAGCCGTTGCTGCTGCTATTGGTGGCGGGGCTATTGCCATAGCATCTGTGTTAATCACTGGTCCGAGTGGTGACGATGGCCTGGAAGGTGTCAGCTACACACCATACAAAGATATTGTTGGTGTATGGACCGTATGTCACGGGCATACAGGAAAAGACATCATGCTCGGTAAAACGTATACCGAAGCAGAATGCAAAGCCCTCCTGAATAAAGACCTTGCCACGGTCGCCAGACAAATTAACCCGTACATCAAAGTCGATATACCGGAAACAACGCGCGGCGCTCTTTACTCGTTCGTTTACAACGTGGGCGCTGGCAATTTCAGAACATCGACGCTTCTTCGCAAAATCAACCAGGGTGATATCAAAGGTGCATGTGATCAGCTACGTCGCTGGACATACGCTGGCGGTAAGCAATGGAAAGGGCTGATGACTCGTCGTGAGATTGAGCGTGAAGTCTGTTTGTGGGGGCAACAATGAGCATGATTTGCTTTTTCATGGCAGCGTTGCTCGCATTCAATGGCAACGATGCGTGGCCGTGGTTTCTGGCCGTTGGAGTGTTGATGTCATGAGTCGGTTAACCGCGATTATCTCCGCTCTGGTCATCTGCATCATCGTCTGCCTGTCATTGGCTGTTAATCATTACCGTGATAACGCAATCGCCTACAAAGAGCAGCGCGATAACAAGGCCAGTGAACTGGAGAAGGCGAACGCCACCATTACTGACATGCAGCAACGCCAGCGTGATGCTGATGCACTCGATGCTAAATACACCGGAGAACTAGCTGATGCGAAAAAGCAGCTTGATGATCTGCAGCGTTGTGTTCGCACTGGCAAGTGTGGGCTGCACTTCAATGCCCGATGTCCAGCGAGCGGAAAGACCGGCACCGGCAGCTTGGGCGATGCTTCCAGCCCCGGACTTACTGACTCCGCTGAACGGGATTATTTCACCCTCAGAGAGCGAATCGTCACAGTGACGAAGCAGGTCGGCTACTTGCAGGACTACATCAAAGAGCAGTGTTCAAATTAGTGTTAATGAAGAATTTTAAGGGTAATATTATCTCTATTTCTCAGGATGGAGGTAATTTATGCAGACCGATCTGGAATACTTGAAGGGAATGTTAGGGGTCTTTATTAAGGCTGGCGGACCATTGATATCAGCTAATGACCTTAAAAAAGCTGGATACGAAATAAGCAGCGATAAAGGACTCTTTCATTACTACCAATTGATTGAGAGAGGTTATATTAGTAACCATTTTCTAGAAATAGGCGATCCTAAGAAATTAGGACTTACTATTGGGCTTAATGAAATCCGTGAATGGCCAGCCAATGTAAGACTCACGTCATCAGGCCAAGAGTTTGCAGAAACCCTTCAACAAAAGGCTGTTTTTGAGAAGCTAAAAACAATTAGCGATCAACCATTATCGGTATTGAAAGATGTTGGTGTAGAGCTTCTAAAATCCTACGCAAAAAAGAAATTTGGTCTTTCAGATTAACTGCCTATGGGCGGTTTTTATTGCCATTACGATGATTCTCCCCATCGTGATGGCAGTATCCCCTACAGAGGATAATTAACCATATATCCCCACAAGCGGATAAAGAGGCTCTCAATGTCCGACATCTACCAAACCCAAACAGGCGAAACCTTTACGGGCAAGACGTCACGACGTCAGCCTGAGCTGGTTAATGGCTTTATGCAGCTGGCTACCGAGACGGGCGAGTAAATAACTCCATTAGGAGAATGTGGAACCATTACACTTTGAGCCGTTAACTGATATTGATAAAGGTAAATAATATCTTGGTTAAGGTTTTCTAATAGCCAGCCATTTGCAAAATCACAGTTGCAGCAGCAGCGAAAGCTGCATATGAGTTATATTTAGACTGTAACCGCGCAGTTAAGAAAAATTCGTGAAGATCTACATTTTTTTTGGGATCATCAAATGTAATTGCTACAACGGTGCTTCTACCTGTTTTGACTTTGGCTGTTGCTGATTTGATCCATAACCCAGCCGATAAAAACCCAAAGAAAATCGATAGTGCATGATGGTCAATTAACCAGTTTTTAATTAGTAATAAATCACTCATTTTCAATCCAATTGAGACTTTGTCATGGCACTCACCGACAAACAAGAGATGTTCTGTCGCGAGTACCTCATCGATTTAAACGCCACGCAAGCGGCTATTCGGGCGGGGTACAGCGCAAAGACAGCTAACCGTACCGCATCCGAAAACCTGTCAAAACCTGACATCAAGTTAAGAATCGCCGAACTGAAAGCACAACGCAATGATCTTGTTGGTATTAATGCAGAATATGTACTTAATCGCCTTATTGAAATCGACCAGATGGATGTGCTCGACATTCTCCTGCAAAACGGTGAGTTAAAGCCCATTAAAGACTGGCCTAAGGTATGGCGCACAACGCTATCAGGAATGGATGTCGTGGAGATGGCATCCGCAGATAGCGCCGCACTTCTGAAGAAAATCAAATGGCCTGATAAGGTCAAAAACCTTGAGTTGCTCGGGCGTCATGTTTCTGTTCAGGCGTTTAAAGACAATGTCAAAAATGAAGTGACTGGCGCTGATGGAGGACCAGTCAGAACAGAAATTACCAACTTAACGCCGGAGCAGGCTGCAGAAGTGTATAAAAAAATGATGGGCTAAGTATGCCGTTACCATTCCCCTTCGATTTTAAACATCCTGATTACCAGATGGTTTTTGAATGGCGGATGGAACGCCTACAGCGCATTCGCCAGAACCCTGAAATATTGCCAGCACTAAAACAGTTTTACCGAACCAACCCGGCTCAGTTCATCATCGACTGGGGCATGACAACGGACCCGCGTAATATTGATTATGGCCTGCCGGTGACCATTCCGTTTTTACTCTTCCCTAAGCAGGAGGAGTGGATCCACTGGATTATGGAACGCTGGGGTAATCGGGAGAATGGTATTACCGAAAAATCCCGTGAAATGGGGCTCAGTTGGACCGCGATCGGACTGGCCTGCTCGCTTTGTCTCTTCAACAAAGAAATGGTTATCGGTTTCGGCTCCCGTAAAGAGGAATACGTCGACAGCACCGGTGACCCGAAAGCATTGTTCTGGAAGGCGCGCAAGTTCGTGGAAACGCTACCTGTAGAGTTTCGCGGTTCGTGGAGCGAGAAGAAGCACGCGCCATATATGCGTGTTGAGTTTCCTGAAACTGGTGCCGTTATCAAAGGCGAGGCTGGCGATAATATTGGTCGTGGTGACCGTACCACGCTTTATCTGGTTGATGAGGCTGCATTCCTTCAGCGTCCTCTGCTGATTGATGCTGCGTTGTCACAAACGACGCGTTGCCGTATTGACCTGAGTTCAGTTAACGGCATGGCGAACCCGTTCGCTCAGAAGCGTCATGGCGGGAAGATACCGGTATTCACATTCCACTGGCGGGATGATCCTCGCAAGGATGAAGAGTGGTATCGCAGGGAATGCGAGAAAATCGATAATCCGGTGGTGGTGGCACAGGAACTTGATCTGAACTACAGCGCATCTGCGGAAGGCGTCCTGATCCCGTCCGACTGGGTACAGGCTGCCGTCGACGCACATATCAAACTTGGTATTCAGCCAACGGGCAAGCGACTGGGCGCGATGGACGTCGCCGACGAAGGCCGGGACAAAAATGCCTTTTCGACCCGTCACGGCTTCCTTCTGGAGAACGTGCGTGAATGGTCCGGCGTTGGCAGCGACATTTACCAGTCTGTTGAGAAGGTCTTCGGCTTTTGCGAACAGGACAACCTCGAAGAGTTTCGCTTTGACGAGGACGGGCTGGGCGCTGGCGTTCGCGGCGATGCACGCGCTATCAACGAACTGCGTAACGCTGCGCGCCGACCGTCAATACTCGCAACACCGTTTCGAGGTAGTGGCGCGGTATTTGATCCGGATGATGAAGCGGTGCGCGGTGACAACGGACAGGCCGCCCGCCTGAACAAGGACTTCTTCGCTAACGCCAAAGCCCAGAGCTGGTGGCGGTTACGTAAACTTTTTCAGAATACCTGGCGCGCCGTGGTCGAAGGTATGGCTTACAACCCGGACGAAATCATCTCAATCAGCAGTAGCATGGCACTCAAAGATAAACTCATCATCGAGCTTTCGCAGCCGACCTATTCCATTAATGGTGTGGGAAAAATCGTTATTGATAAACAGCCTGATGGAACCCGGTCGCCAAACCTTGCCGACTCGGTGATGATCAACTATGCCCCAATGAATTCAGCCCTGAACATCTGGGAGCTGCTAGGGAGACAGGCCTGATGGCACGAAACAAACAAGCCACGCGGCGAACGGCACAGGCCACCGCTGATGGCTATGAGAACTTTGTTGCCCGCGTGGGGATGCAGACGCCTAACCAGCACTCAGCATCGACCTACCGGGCTAACTTCACCAGTCGTAACCGCATGCTGGTGGAATGGTCCTATCGTTCGTCCTGGATCATCGGCGAAGCGGTCGACGCTATCCCGGATGATATGACCCGCAAAGGCATTCGCATCACTTCGGAAATTGATGCAAAAGATCGTGGCATTCTCGAATCACAACTGGATGAGTTGCAAATCTGGGATGCGCTGAATGACGTGCTGAAATGGTCGCGCCTCTATGGCGGCGCGGTGGGTTTCATCATGATTGAGGGGCAGGCACCAATGACCCCGCTGCGACCCGAAACCATCGGTAAGGGCAAGTTTAAGGGGATTCTCCCGCTCGACCGCTGGATGATCGACCCGGTACTGACCCGCCGCATTAAAGATATGGGGCCGGACCTGGGTAAACCTGAGTTTTACGATGTGGTGACCACAGCAACGGGAATTCCTGCCTGGCGCATTCATCACAGTCGACTGATTCGCTTTGATGGCGTCACGCTGCCATTTCAGCAGAAGATGACTGAGAACGAATGGGGAATGTCGGTTGTAGAGCGTATCTGGGATCGTCTTACCGCGTTCGACAGCGCTACTGTCGGCGCGGCGCAGCTGGTCTACAAAGCGCATCTGCGGACCTACAAGGTGGAAAAACTTCGTGAGCTTATTGCGCTGGGCGGCCAGGCATTCGAGGCGCTGCTGAAAAACATTGATCTGATTCGACAGTTTCAGAGCAATGAAGGCATGACACTAATGGATGCCAAAGATACCTTCGAAACCCACCAGTACAGCTTCAGTGGTCTGGATGACATTCTTTCGCAGTTCGCTGAGCAGATCAGCGGTGCCGTCGGCATCCCGCTGGTACGCCTGTTTGGTCAATCCCCGAAAGGCTTCTCAACTGGTGACGCAGACCTCGCCAACTATTACGACCGGGTGAGTTCATTGCAGGAGCGACGATTACGGCTGCCGATGCGCCGGATACTGGACATTATGCACCGCTCGGAACTCGGTAAGCCGCTGCCGGACGATTTCACGTTTGAGTTTAACCCGCTCTGGCAAATGTCTGATGTCGATCGTTCAACGGTGGCGTTAAATACCACCAACGCAATCAGTACAGCGCTGGGTGATGGTCTGATGACACTGAAAGCCGCTATGACTGATTTGCGCGAAAATTCTGACGTAACCGGCATCGGGGCATCCATTACCGACGAGGACATAGAGAATGCCGAAGACGAAGCGCCGCCAGGCATCCGCGAACCTGATGACGAACCGCAGGAGCCGTCAGGCGGAAATCCGCTATCGAACCAGCCTACGCAGGATAGCGCGGGCGGTCGGAGACATCGTAAATGGTCACTACGATGGTTCAAATGATAGCGTTACCGAAATAATGGATGCGCTGGAGCGCTACAGCGAAATCATCACCCCCTGGGCGACGAAGGTTGCTGAGAACTTTACCGCCGACATTGCACGCCAGAATGAAAAGCAGTGGCGTCAGTACAGCCGGAACATCAGCGCAGAGCTGCGCAACATGGTCGACCGCGCCCCGGTAGGCCAGGTGATGAAATCCATCGTCGCCGAGCAAATTAAGTACATCAAGTCACTGCCTCTTGAGGCCGCCGATCGGGTGTATGACATTCAGAACAAGGCCATCGAGGCCGTTGTGTCTGGTGGCCGCGCTGAACCATTCGCGAAAGAGATAGCAGCGTCCGGTGACGTGTCACGCTCACGAGCGAACCTTATCGCCCGTACCGAGCTTGGACGTGCAACCGGCGCACTCGATCAGGCGCGTGCGCTGTCAATCGGCTCGAATGGTTATATCTGGCGTACAGCCGAAGATGGCGACGTCCGGCACTCTCATCGTGAGATGGAAGGCAAGTTTGTCGAATGGGGCCGACCTCCAACGCTTGACGGCATGACCGGTCACGCTGGAGGGCTCCCGAACTGTCGATGTTACAAAGAAATCGTCCTCCCCAACCCTCATTCTTATCTCGCCTGAATCGCAGGTAAAACATGAAATATTTTTTCAATACCCGGCTGGGGGAAACCCGCTATCAGCTGGCTGACGGCTCGCTGCTGTGCAAAGACGTGCCGATAGGTCGAACGGGTAAGCAGCTCTACGGCGCTGCCGATCTGCCAAACCTCAAACCCGACAAGCTCGGTGAGATAGTCGTAACGCGTTCTCCTGAGCAGGTATTCCATCCGGCCACGCTCGCCTCATTCGAAGGGATGAGCATCACGATTCTGCATCCTGAAGATGAAAACGGGAATGTGCGGCTGGTAAATCCCGAGAACTGGAAAGAGCTTGCTGTCGGGCACCTCCAGAATGTCCGGCGCGGGACGGGTGAGCAGTCTGATTTGATGCTGGCTGACCTTATCGTCAAAGACGAAAACGCCATTCAGCTTATCGAAGATGGCCTGCGTGAAGTGTCGTGCGGCTATGACGCGGAGTACGAGCAGACCGAGCCAGGTAAAGCCGAGCAGGTCGATATTACCGGAAACCATGTGGCTCTTGTCCCCAAAGGCAGAGCCGGAAATCGTTGTGCAATTGGAGACAGAGACACAATGGCAAATCAAAAGAAAAGCTGGTGGACCCGCATGCGCACGGCCATCAAAACGGGTGACGCTGACACCATGAACGAACTGGTGGAGTCGGCTCCCGCATCGGTTACAGGAGATGAGGGGGATTTGCCGCAGGGCGTTAATCTCAACATCAACCTGTCCCCGCAGCAACCGCTACCGGACAAAGCACCAGAGATGGGCGGAGGTCCAACCGGCGACAGTGATGATGACCTCAAAACATTACTGACAGCCCTGCTGGCTAAGCTGGAAGGAAATGCGACGGGCGATAACGACAATAAGCCTGACGATAATCCGACCGGTGACGGCGAGGACGATGAAGAGGAAACCACGGTTACTGGTGACTCAGCCTGGCGTGCCGAAGTTATCGTTCCGGGTATCGATCTGAGCCGTAAGATGAAACCGACCGCGTTCAAACGCGAGGTTCTGGCTTCCGCAGATAAAACGCTGGTTCGCCAGATCGTCGGTGATGCGGATATCCGCAAATTACCGAAACAATCGGTCGACATGGCGTTTAATGCCGTGTCTGAGATTGCCAAAGGACGAAACACCCGCGCCACCACCGGCGATGCACAGCGCCCAAACATGGGCATGACCAGTATCGCTTCCCTGAACAAACAAAACGCTGAATTCTGGGCAAACCGTAAAGGGTAAAAAATGAATAATGTATTTCTGTACCGGATGCCTGTTGGCATTGCCGGGGCTGTCTCTCGCCCGCAGGACTTAACCGTCGAACCGGTGGTCCTTAAATCCGATAACGCCTTCGCTGCCTATGGCCTGGCTGGTAAATACGATGATGACGGTTTTTTCGTGCCGCTGGCAGATGGTGATACCGCAGACAAGGTGAAGGGGATCTACGTGCGCCCTTATCCGACCACGTCGCAGCCGGACATGGTTCGCCAGGTGGGAACAGGCAAGAACTTCCCGGGCGACGCCATGAAGCGTGGCTACGTGACTGTTAATCTCGGTTCTGATTTTGATGCCAGCACCATCAAAAAAGGCGACCCGGTATACGTTGTCGTCTCCACTGATGAATCCATCAAAGTGCCGCTGGGTGGATTCATGTCCACGTCAGTCAGTGGCAAAAATGTGGTGCTGACCAACGCTGAATTCACAGGTGCCGGTGATGCTGACGGCAATGCAGAAATTTCCTGGAAGATTTAAGGAACAGACGAATGATTACTTTTGATCAGGCAACCGTTGACAGCTCTGGTGCCTTTCTCATCGGGGAGCTGGAGCGACTCGACCAGACGCTGAACCTGCCACTGGTGGGGTACACCTGGACCCGCGATATTCAGTTGCGTGAAGATGTCTCTATCGCAGATGACATTTCCAGCTGGACGAATACCAGCTTCGCCGCTGCGGGTACTGGTGCAAATCCGAATGGCAAAAACTGGGTAGGCAAAGACTCAACCGCTATTGCTGGCGTGAACGTGGATATCGGCAAATCCGGTAACCCGCTGAACCTGTGGGGGATGGAACTTGGCTGGACGGTCATAGAATTGCAGGCTGCTCAGCAGGTCGGCCGCCCGATTGATACGCAGAAGTATGACGGTATGCAACTGAAATGGCAGATGGATAACGATGAACAGGTATATGTTGGCGATTCCGCATTAAACCTGAAAGGCCTTGTTACCCTGGACGGCGTGCCTGTCAACAACGCTGCTAAAACGTTGGCAACCTCAACACCGGACGAAATCCGCGCAAGCATTAACCAGGTGCTGTCTGATGCGTGGGCCGCTTCCGGTTACTCTGTGGTTCCGCGTGATTTGCTGATCCCGCCTGAGCAGTTTGCTCTGTTGTCCAGCATCATCGTTTCATCTGCGGGTAACCAGTCCCTGTTGACGTATCTTCAGACCAACACCATCAGCTATCACCAGAACGGTGTTCCGCTGAATATCCGCGCGGTTAAATGGCTGAAAGGCCGTGGTGTGGGGAAAAAGGATCGCATGGTTGCGTACACCAACGATAAAAAATACGTCCGCTACCCGCTGGTTCCGCTTCAGAGCGTGCCGGTGCAGTATCGCGGTCTGTATCAGATCGTCACTTACTACGGCAAGCTGGGCGCGGTTGAGCCAGTGTACAAAGAAACCATTTCGTACGTTGATGGCATTTAACAGCCACATGGCCCCCTGGCGGGGGCCATTAAGGATGACCCGATGGCAAAAAATAATGCAGTAATACACGTACATACCCCGTTTGTGCTCACGCTTCCCGACGGTTCACGGCGCGAGTTTGTTAAAGGCCGTCATGCTGTGGAGGAAGACGTTGCCACGCACTGGTTCACTCGTGCGCACGCGGAAGTATCCGTTGGCAAAGCCACAGACGCGCGTAACGAGGTAAAAAATGCCAAAGAATCAAAGTCTGCCAGCGGTAAGTGATTTTCGCCGCGACTTCCCGCAGTTTGCTGACCCTGCCAAATATCCCGAAGCACAAATCCAGTTTCGTCTGAATCTGGCTGATGTGCTGCTGAGCGAAAACGTCACCGGCAAAGAGTTGTTTCCGTACTTTGTCGAGTTGTTCGTGGCTCACTACATGACGCTCTGGGCGGCAGATAGCCGGGCAATGCTCGTCGGCGGCCCGGGTGGTTCAACCAATGGTGTTCAGTCCTCCAAGTCCGTTGACAAGGTAAGCGTCAGCTATGACACCAGCGCGACGCTAAACCCTGACGCAGGCTTCTGGAATAACACCCGATATGGCGCTGAATTTTATCAGCTGATCACGATGTTCGGTGCGGGCGGTCGCCAGCTATGAGTTTCAAAAGTGGTGTAACAACGAGGGTTGATAACGCTCAGGCCATTCTGGATGCGCTCCGGTCGCTAACCAAAAAGGATGTGCTGGTGGGCATCCCGGAAGAAGACAGCGAGCGTGAGGATGTTCCGTTTGGTAATGCCGGGATCGGTTACGTCAACGAACACGGCTCACCAGCGCAAAACATACCCCCACGCCCGCACCTGATCCCCGGCGTTAAATCCGTAGAGGAACAGACGGTGCCGCAGCTCAAAGCAGCGGCGCAGGCTGCGCTTGATGGAAATGCGGCGGGTGCGGAAAGAGCGCTTAACCGCGCCGGAACGCTGGCCGCGAATGGCGTCAGGCGTTACATGACCATTACCGGCTTTACACCGCTTGCTGATAGCACCGTTGAAGCACGTGCACGCCGTGGGCGCAAAGGGGCAAAAGCGGAACTTGCCCGGCGTTCTGCTGGCGAATCTCCGGGAACCGATCTGGCGAAACCATTAATTGATACCGGGCAATATCGCAGAGCTATTACCCATGTTGTGAGGGATAAAGATGCCGACTCTTGATGTAACAGATGTGCTTTTTGACCCCGATTTTTGCGACTTCAATTTGTGGGTAACACGCCGAGTGCAAACGGTGGATGAGGACGGGATCGGCAGAGACAGTGAAGTTAAAAAGCAGTTTGCCGGAGTCGTAACTGTTGATCGCTCTCTGGAAAACCGCCGTATGCAGGCAGGGCAGGTAATCAGCGGTGCAATTCTGATTGTGACGACTGAGCGACTGACGCAGGGACAGACTGGCCGTGATGCCGATATCGTGACGTATCAGGGCCGTGATTATCGTGTGACCTTCGTCGACCCGTATACAGCTTATGGGGCCGGATTCGTTCAGGCGCATTGTGAGTTGATGCCGTTTGATGGGGGAACTCCGGTTGAGCAATAACACCAGTACAGAGCGCGGATGGTTAATACCAACCAGTGGCGATCCGGATTATGACGAAGCGCTCGACAGGCTGTTAAGCCAGTGGATGCGTAACGTTTCCGGTCTGTCTGCCGGGATGGTTCGCCCGCGCTGGCAGAAAGAGCAGCCGCCACTGCTACCGGTTGAAACGAACTGGTGTGCGTTTGGGGTTATCGGATGGTCAGGTGATGACAGTCCGGCATTCACCAGACAGACCGATGATGGCTCTCAGCTCTGGCGGCATGAAACGATTGAGTGTATGGCTTCGTTTTATGGTCCGGCGGGGATGGTGTATGCGTCCCGGTTTCGTGACGGTATATCTGTACCGCAGAACAATGCAGCACTGAATGCGCTGGGGCTGTCTCTTGGCGATTACACAGGTCTGACTCCCTTCCCTGAACTTATTAATCAGCAATGGGTCCGCCGCTACGATATGACGGTGCGTCTGCGCCGGAAGGTTATGCGCGAGTACGGTATTAAATCGCTGGTGGAAGCACCAGTCATCTTTTTCGGAGATTAAGCTATGGCACAGGGCTTGCCTGTATCAAACGTTGTTAATGTTGATGTGATCATGTCGCCGCGTGCAGCATCAGGGCGAAATTTTGGTGCATTACTCATTCTCGGCCCGTCCACAATTATTCCGGTAAGTGAGCGCATTCGCCGTTATTCTGCCGCGGAAGATATTGGAAAAGATTTTGGCTTGGAATCACCAGAATATAAGGCTGCGCAGGTGTTTTTCTCTCAATCACCGAAACCTCAGGAGGTTTTTGTTGGTCGTTGGGTGAAAACGAAGGGAGACAGCGAACAGGCCACGCCTGAGACGCTGGAGCAGGCTGTGAATGCCATGCTTGATTATACTTCATGGTATGGGCTGGGGATTGCAGACGATGCAGATATTCCGGATGCAGACTGGTTGAAAGTGGCTGCGGAGATCGAATCCTCTTCTGTAAGCCGTATTCTGGCGATTACGACAAGCGATGAAAAATGCCTGCAGACTGAATCCAGCGATGATTTGGCATCAAAACTGAAAACCGCCGGATATTCACGCAGTTTTATTCAGTATTCATCGGGTAATAAATACGCTGCGTTATCTGCATTTGGCCGGGCATTCACGGTTAATTTCAATGGCAGTAATACCGCGATTACGCTCAAGTTTAAGCAGGAGCCGGGTGTCGGGTATGAAACACTGACAGTCAGCCAGGCATCGGCACTTGATGCAAAAAACTGCAATGTGTTCGTGTACTACCAGAATGATACAGCTATCCTCCAGCAGGGAGTGATGGCTAACGGCGATTTCTTTGATGAACGCCACGGCCTGGACTGGTTACAGAATTATGTGCAGACCAACCTTTATAACCTGCTTTATACCAGCACCACGAAAGTTCCCCAGACTGAAGCCGGTATTACCCGACTGTTATCAAATGTTGAAAAATCACTGGATCAGGCCGTTCAGAATGGACTGATTGCTCCGGGCGTATGGAACGGGGGCGACCTTGGTCAGTTGTCATCAGGTGACACGCTGCCCAAAGGTTATTACGTATACGCCCAGCCGCTGGATGAACAGGCACAATCAGAACGTGAAGCCCGTAAGGCTCCGGTGATTCAGGCTGCAATAAAACTTGCAGGCGCGGTTCATTACGCTGACGTACAGATTAACGTTGTTCGCTAAGGGGAAGTGAATGTCTACCTATTCTTTTATGGATGTCACTGCGACGCTGACCGGGCCGACCGGTTCGATTGACCTCGGGTACGGTTCGGCAAGTTCTGAGGAGGGGATTGTGGTTGCGATGGGCGGTCCTAAAAACACCATGACCATCGGTGCTGATGGCGAAGTGATGCACAGCCTCCATGCAGATAAAAGCGGGACGATTACCGTTAACCTTCTGAAGACATCACCGACAAATAAAAAATTGTCGCTGGCGTATAACGCACAGAGCCAGTCTTCTGCAACATGGGGGAATAACGTTATCGTGATCCGCAACAAGGTCAGCGGCGACATCATCACGGCACGCAGTGTTGCGTTCCAGAAACAACCGGATAACGCCAACGCTAAAACCGGTAATACGATGCCGTGGGTGTTTGACTGCGGCAAGATTGACCAGGTTCTCGGGGAGTTTTAATACATGGAATTCGAAATCAAAGGCGTGAAATATCGCGTGGCAAAACTCAGCGTTTTTGACCAACTGAAAGTGACCCGCAAACTTCTGCCGGTACTGGCGGGAATGATGTCAGATTTCGGGAGCATTCGCTCCCGTTTGCCTGCTGACGGCAAAATCGACACCGTGAAATTCGAGCAGTTAAAACCGGTGTTTGAAACCATGCTCCCGCGTATCGCTGAGGAACTGTCTTCCCTGACCGAAGAAGACACCAACGCGATTATTCATCCCTGTCTTGCGGTGGTATTGCGGCGTCATATGGACGGATGGGTGCCGGTATTTACCCAGGGCGAACTGATGTTTGATGATATTGACCTGCTGGTCATGCTGCAGCTGGTGGCGCGGGTGGTCGCCGATTCGCTGGGAAATTTTTTGCCCGTGATCCCTACCAGCGCGACGCCGGACCAGCTTCAGGGCTAACCCTCAACAGCCTGCCTGACGGGCTGTCTTATCTCCTTGACCCGGTTGATGCCGGGTTAATTCCTTATACAGCACTTAAAGATGGCTCTGTCGATTTGTACGATATTGCTCTCTTGAATGACCATCTGGCGGTAAAAGCGGATAACCAGCGGCGCATTGAGAAATGGAGAGAGGATAATGAACGCTGAAACTATTAAAGATTTCCTCGTCTCGCTTGGTTTCAGTGTGGATGATGCAGGAGCGAAAAAATTCGGTTCTGTCCTCGCCGGTACAACTGCAAATGTCATCAAAATGGGGCTGGCTGTTGAAGGAGCTGCGCTGTCCGTGGTGGCCTTCACGGCTAAGATCGCCTCCGGCCTGGATAATCTTTACTGGGCGTCACAGCGCACCGGCGCGACAGTCCAGGGAATTCAGTCTATTGGCTATGCGGTTTCGCAGGTTGGCGGCAGCGTGGACGCTGCGCGATCTTCTCTGGAAAGCCTCTCCCGGTTTATTCGTAACAATCCCGGTGCAGAAGGCTTTCTGAATCGCCTGGGCGTACAGACCCGTGACGCCAGCGGCAACATGCGCGACATGGCCGCTATTTTTACGGGTGTCGGACAGAAGCTCAGCAGCATGCCGTATTACCGGGCTAACCAGTATGCGCAGATGCTGGGCATTGACGAAAATACCCTTATGGCGATGCGCCGGGGTGTGGGTGGCTTCTCCGGGCAGTACAGCGCAATGGCGAAAGCTATCGGCTTCAATGCTGACGAGGCTGCCAGAAGCTCCAACAAATTTATGACCTCCCTGCGTGAGTTTGGCGCGATGGCAGGCATGGCCCGTGACAAAATCGGCTCTAATCTTGCGGGTGGGCTTGCGGGTTCGCTGGACACACTGCGCCGCCATATCCTGGATAACTTCCCGCGTATCGAGCAGACCCTGACGAAAGGCATAAAAGGCATTCTGGCGCTCGGGGATATTATTGGGCGGCTGTTCTTCAGACTGATTGAGGGGACATCAGGCCTCATCACCTGGTGGCAATCGCTGGATAAGCAAACGCGGGAGTTGATCTCGCTGTTTGGCGCACTGACGATTGCGCTGCGCATTCTGAACAGTACGTTCTGGATGTCGCCGATTGGCCTCATTACCGCGCTGGCGGCGGGGATTGCCCTCCTGTGGGAGGACTATCAGACCTGGAAGGAAGGCGGCGACAGCCTTATTGACTGGGGCAAGTGGAAACCGGAGGTTGATGCCGCGCTGAAGATGGTTCGTGACCTTAAAACGACCGTTAACGACCTGGTGAAAGCGCTGGCGAAACTGCTCAATATTGACCCCAAATCATGGTCCCTGAAGTGGGATTTCAGCAACTTCATCGACCAGATGGGCGAATTCAGCAAAATGCTGAACATGATCGCCGATCTGCTCAACGCTATCAAAGATGGCCGCTGGGCTGATGCCGTCAGCATCGGCAAACAGATACTTAATCAGGGCAGCGAAAATCCGTCAGCGATGCCGATGGTTACAGACAGCGCTAACAGTACTGCCGACTGGATTAAAGAGCACTGGGGATTTGATCCCCGCAGTGTGGGCCGGACGGTACGCGGCTGGTTTGGTGATGCTGAGCCGGAACAACATGCACAGGCTACGAAGCGAGGAGAACGGAATAACAATCCGGGAAACCTTAATTTTGCTGGTCAGGCGGGGGCTTCTCTTGAACGACCGGGCGGGCGATTTGCCAGATTTGAAACTGCTTTTGATGGATTACGGGCTCTTGCTCGTCAGTTAATGCTGTACGCCGGACGGGGAATAAACAGTGTGGAGAAAATTATCTCTACCTGGGCACCTGCGTCTGATAATAACAACACAACCGCGTATATCAGGGCTGTATCGCAACGACTGGGAGTGGATCCCCGGGCTGCCCTGAATATGAGCGATCCGCAAACCATGTCAGCATTGATGAGCAGCATTATCCAGCATGAGAATGGAAGAAATATCTATTCTCGAGAGCTGATTAATAAGGCTGCCGTGGCGGGAATTAGTGGCAAAGTGACAGAGGTTAACCAGCAAAATACCTACCACATTTACGGTGGCGGAGATCCGCACGCTGTCGGTAATGAGGTTGCACGTCGGCAACAGTCTGCAAATGCTCAGGTCATGCGAAGTAATCAGGTGAGGGTGGGTTAGTGGATATTCTCTCTACACTTTTTCATCAGCAGAGCAGAAAAATAGGAATGATTGTTCCCAGTGTTGTTATTTCAGAGAAGCATACAGATATGCTTGAAATAACAGAGCATCCGGTAGAGGTCGGGGCCGCTGTCGCTGATCATGCCTATAAAAAACCGTCAGAAGTGGTGATGGAGGTTGGTTTCGCCGGTGGCGGCGCATTGCTGGATTTTGCCAGTAATCTGACGGCTACCAGCCTGCTCGGCCTGAGTCCTCAGCAGACGTATCAGGAGCTACTGGATCTGCAGGAAAGCTGTATCCCCTTCGATGTGGTAACCGGTAAACGACTGTACAGCAACATGTTGATCCGGGCGCTGGAAGTGACGACGGACAAGACAACCGAAAACGTCCTGTCCGCCGTCCTCACCCTGAGGGAGGTCCTTATCTCCCGGACGCAGCAGATTACCGTCGCGGATAAAACCAACATGAAGGAAGGGGCCAGCACGTCGGCGGTACAGAACAGCGGCAACAAAACCACAAAACCTCCAGATACTTCACTGCTGAAAAGCATCACGGGTAACGTGGCGTCATTACTGGGAGGCGGCTAATGACAATTCAGGAAATTCCGCTGACAGCGGACAACCAGCAGTTCAGCATCGTCCTGGGTGGTGTCACCTGGCGGATTAGCATCATATGGCGAGATCCTTACTGGATTATGGACCTGCAGAACGACAGAGGGGAGCCGGTAATCTCCGGTATTCCTCTCGTCACTGGCGCTGATCTGCTGGCGCAGTACGCCTGTATGGGGCTTGGTTTTAAGCTGGTGGTGGTCTGCGATGACAACACACAGGATTACCCCACAAAAACTGATCTTGGCGGCCGCAGTCATTTACTGGTATCAACGGAGTAAGCATGTCACAGAACTGGATGAGACATTTCGAGCTGCAGCTTGTGGACGGGAACGGTCAGGGAATTGAGCTAAGTGATTTCAAAGTCACCTTTACGATCGACTGGTTCAACATCAGCAGCGCGTCCCGGGTAGGGACTATCAAAATTTATAACCTCTCGGCAGATACTGTGAACCGAATCACCGGGCAGGAATTTTCGAAAGTGCGTCTGATTGCCGGTTACGACGGTATCGCGCCGGAGGTGTCAGCAAGCGACGTAGGGACCGTGCGGGAAGTTGACGCGGCGGACGTGGGCCAGAGAGATGGCCGCAACTACGGACTGATTTTCAGCGGTGAAATTCGCTACTCGGTCACAGGAAAAGACAGTCCGGTTGATACCTACGTCCTGATTCAGGCAGCAGATACTGATCTGGCTTTTGCCACCAGTATAACCTCACAGACGCTGGCTGCCGGTTACACGGTCGCTGATGTGAACCGTGCGCTGATGAAAGACTTCGAAGCCAAAGGCGCGACCGAAGGCCTGACGCCTGAAATGCCTGCTACTGTATTCCCCCGGGGGCGGGTACTCTTTGGCATGACGCGGCATCTTATGGATAACGTAGCTGGTCAATGTGGTGCAACATGGCAATTCGTGGACGGTCAACGCCAGATGGTGGCGAATAACGAATATGTTCATGAAGCGATTGTGCTCAACAGCGCCACCGGGCTTATCGGCATGCCGCAGCAGACTATCGGCAACGGTGTAAACGTCCGTGCGCTGATTAATCCGAACATCCGGGTTAACGGGCTTATTCAGCTGGATCAGGCTTCCGTGTACCGCACCGCGCTGTCGAACAATGATATCGCGATGGCTGGTGGTCAGATCACCGACCAGAACACGGACGGAAATATCACGCTAAGCGGCACCACAGCACAACCTGCCAGCATCGCAACGGATGGCGTTTATATTGTGCGCGGGATTATGTACACTGGAGATACAAGGGGCCAGGCGTGGTACATGGATATGATGTGCGAAGCGCGTGGCGCGGCGGATCTTCAAAGTCAAGGAGCAATGAATCGGTGGGGATAAGATTGAATAAGAAAGCCATTTTTATTGCAATAATTTTACTTGTTCCGATGTCGGGATTAGCCGCTCCTGGGAAGTATGAAAAAATGGCTGTTGATTTAATGGATCAGCAAAAGTTTACGCAGTGGCAACATTACGCCTCTGCTACTCCTTTTTTCGCTATGAATGGTCGCAGATTCGCCATGACCATTGATGATTTCGCGGATATAGTCAGCAACTCCTTTCAAGAATGCGAAGATCTGGATTCCTACACCAATCGGAAAGGAACTACGGATGATTGTAAGTCCTATGTTTACAAAGGCATAAAGGAGTGGGTAAACCTCTCTCAAGATAAGTCTGTTAGCGATACAGCATGGAAAATGGGCCAGCGCTATGCCTTCAACACACGTAATCCTATTGCCCATAAAAACGCATGGGATTTCAATGGGATGGCGGCCGGTATTCGCGTTGCTAAATCTCAAGGTTATTAAGTCATGGATGCGCCGAAAATCATCGGATCTTTCCCTTGTAAAAAAGTGGCTGGGCGATGATTTTTGACGTCCATAATATTATGGATGAACTGTTGCCAATTGCGCTAATTTTAACAAAATAATACTGGTTAACGCATTTTTTGAACCATCTGTACACAGTAGTTGTCTATACTTTACCTTAAAGGTAAACTCTGCGCTCCACTGATGTTCACTATGGGAGGGGATATGAGGAAAATCGTTAATCGTTACTTAGCCGCTGCCGGTAGTGTTATGGACATTATGCCGACTACAGATTACTGGCAATATGCTGCTTCTGGATCTGATTGTCGGGCAATAAGAAGTGATGTTAAAGTCATTGCAAGTGACATGAACAGAGTTATCAGGTATGAGTTCAAAACCCCGCAAGCAGGCGGCCGTTCTCAAAAAGCATCAGGAAAACAAAGCGTCGCAAAAAACCGTTCCTGATTCGGATGGTATCGACGAAGATATTGATTCCTCGGAATATGATGAGTCTCAGGAAGTAGTGGAAAAGCTGTCTGCAGTTGCCAACCTTGATCCTGAGCTAAAATCGAAGTTAACACCTGAACTTCTTGAGAGAGTTTCTAAGAACCCGAAGGTTATTGCCATGTTTCAGCAGGAGTCTTTTCAGGGACCACTCCCACCTCCTGCTATGCTCTTACAATATAATCAAATATTACCCGGCGGCGCTGAGAGAATTTTCAGGCTAACCGAAAAAGAGCAAGAGCATAGGCATAAGACGCAAAGTGATGCATTACTTGGTGCGGTTTCACGCGACAAACGTGGGCAATGGATGGGATTTTGCATTGCAATGGTAGTGCTTATAATGGCTGCGTTTTTTGCTAATCGCGGTAACACTTGGTTCGCAGGTACTCTTGCTACTTTAGATCTCGTAGGATTAACTACAGTGTTTGTTTATGGTAGGAAGAAACCTAAATAATCCATACATCCTTTCAAACCCGCTTCGGCGGGTTTTTTGCTTTCTGGAGCCTACTAAATGGCAGTATCTGACCAGACCCGCAGCGGCGACCTTGCCGAAACATTCAAATCTGAACGGGAAACAACAAAGAACCAGATACGTGTTGCTTTGCCTGGCATCGTCCAGTCATTCGATCCTGATGCGGTGACAGCGGTTGTGCAGCCTGCGATCCGTTCGGTTGAGAAGGATAATGACGGCAACCGCATTACCCAAAATTACCCATTGCTGGTGGATGTGCCAGTGGTATTCCCGCGTGGCGGAGGATGTACGCTAACGTTTCCGATTAAAGCCGGGGATGAGTGTTTGGTGATTTTTGCCGATCGTTGTATTGATTTCTGGTGGCAGAGCGGCGGGATACAGGAGCCGGTTGATGACAGAATGCATGATTTATCGGATGCGTTTTGTATTGTCGGTCCCCAGTCGCAGGCAAGGAAGATTAGCGGTATTAATACCAGTGCCACACAGTTGCGTAGTGACGACGGCAGCACCTATTTTGAGCTTAATCCTGATACCAGGAAAATTAAAATTGTCGCTCCGGGGGGGCTTGATGTGGTTGCCCCCCTGGCTGATTTTTCTGAGAAAGTAACCATTCATGGCCTGTTAACCTGGATGGGGGGCATGGTGGGGTCTGTTGTTTCTGGTGTGGCTTCAAAAATCACTGGTGCTGTTGAGTTTTTGGGTAGCGTGAAGGCTAACGGCAAGCCAATCGATGATACGCACACTCATGGTGGTGTTCAGCGCGGTGGAAGCAATACTGACGGAGTAAACTGATGCGATACAGACGTGAAGACGCCGATGGCGATTACACCTTTGGCAGCGGTGATGACACCTGGCTGATTAACTCACCGGAGGCCGTGGCGCAGGCGGTAAAAACGCGATTCGAATTGTGGTATGGGCAATGGTTTCTCGACACCACCGAGGGGACTCCGTGGATCCAGTCCGTACTCGGTAAGCAGAAGCCGGAAACCTACAACCTGGCGATCCGTAAGCGCATCCTCGAAACGCGGGGCGTTAAATCAATCCTCTCTTTCAATACGACGGTGGATACCACGACCCGACGTGTCATGTTTTCCGCTGAAATCGACACTCTTTATGGAATAACGACTGTTACATCGGAGGCGTAATGGCTCTGAACCTTGATTCTCTCGGTTTATCTGCAAAGGTAACCGCGGAGGGGATCAGTGCGCCTGATTATCAGACGATACTCAGCACCCTGATTAGCTATTTTCAGCAGATTTATGGCAGTGATGCCTACCTCGAACCGGACAGCAAAGACGGCCAGATGGTGGCTCTGATGGCGCTGGCGATTCATGATGCCAATAATATGGCGATAACTGTCTACAACTGTTTTTCACCGGCAACCGGCTATGGGGCTGCACTGACCAGTAACGTGAAAATAAATGGTATTTCACGTAAAGGCGCGACGAACTCTACGGTTGATTTGCTTCTTACAGGAACTGCCGGAACAACCATCATTAATGGCAGCGTGAAAGACAGTAATAATGTGATATGGCGTTTGCCTGCTTCAGTGGTGGTCGGCGTGGATGGTACAGTGATGGCGACCGCAACATGTTCCGTCAGTGGTGCAGTGGCGGCGCTGGCTGGAACTATCACTGAAATTAATACGCCAACCCGTGGCTGGGTTTCGGTAACCAATCCTGCTGCAGCTACTGTGGGCACTCCGGCAGAAACTGACGCGGAGTTACGTATCCGCCAGTCGCAGAGTGTTGCGCTGCCATCAATAACCCCATTTGAAGCACTGGATGGTGCTGTTTCTAATGTTACCGGTGTAACCCGCCACAAACTCTATGAAAACGATACTGGTTCGGAGGACGGTAACGGGTTACCGCCACACTCTGTTGCTGTAATTGTGGATGGCGGTGATGTGACGGATATTGCTCAGGCTATCAGAGGGAATAAAGGTCAGGGGACAGCCACTCACGGCACAACATCCGTTACGGTTCCGGATAAATACGGCAATCCCCATGTAATCAAATTCTCGCGTTCCAGTGATGTACCTGTTTATGCCCGGATTAAATTAAAAGTTTTTACGGGTTATACCTCACAGATAGGGCAGCAGATCCAGCAGGCTATTTCCGACTATATCAATAGTCTGACGATTGGTGATTCGGTCCTTTTAAGTCGCATTTACTCACCGGCGAATCTTGGCGTGGTGAGTGGCGGGAATGCACGCTATTACGATATTCAGGAACTGACGATTGGGAAATCCCCGGGGGCTTTGTCGTCATCAAACATTGATATCAGATACAACGAATCTGCGTCCTGTACACCGGAAAATATCGTTATAACGGTGGAGTCATGAGCAAATACACCGAACTGATCACGAACTACCACGCCACCAAACCTAAATTTCTTGCACATGTTGATCTGATGACCCGGCCGCTTATTGATGTTGCGGCTGCCACCAGAGGGCTGATTACTGCATTTGATATTGACTCTGCGGTTGGTGTGCAACTTGACATTCTTGGATTGTGGATCGGACGCAGCCGTGTTGTCAGCCAGCCGATCTCAGGTGTCTATTTCAGCTGGGATACCGACGGGCTTGGATATGATCAGGGTGTATGGCAGGGGCCATACGATCCTGATTCCGGATACATGTACCTCAGCGATGAAACTTATCGTGTCATCCTTAAAGCGAAGATTGCGATTAATAACTGGGACGGACGGAATGATTCGCTTCCAGTAATTCTTGACGCTGCAACATCAGGATCCGGGCTGCGAATGCAGATAGTCGATAACCAGGACATGACGATATCGGTCTGGGTCTTTCCTGATACTGATATTTCAGATGTATCGCGTGAGTTAATTGCGGCAATTAAACAGGGGTATCTCACAGTAAAAGCCGCCGGGGTGTGGGCGGGTGGCATTGAAACGCCTTCGGTGGAAACCCCATCTGAAGGCTCAAAATTTTTTGGTTTTGATATGGATAACGAATTCATCAGTGGTTTTGATGTAGGAGCATGGGGAGTATTACTCTGATGACGAAAAATGACTTTAAAGCGTTTGCAACGGATCGAAATGCCAATGTTATGTCGCAGGAGGAATGGGAAGCGTTGCCTGCGCTTTTATCCGGATTTACAGCAGGGAAAGCATCCAGTGCGCAAATCAATAAGGTTATTCGACAGGCCAGCTTTATTGCGGCAGCGCTTGCGCAGTACACAGCCAACAAAAGTGGGCTGGACGTGCTTGATGATGGTGACCTGAACGGGTTTATCTCCAAAATGGGAACCGCTTTTGGGAAGGATTTCCAGGCCCTTGATGCCACGCTGACGGCATTAGCTGGGCTGGAAACCGGTGCAAATAAACTCCCGTATTTCACTGGAAATGATACAGCTGCGCAGACTGATTTGACTTCTGTTGGCCGTGACATTATCGGGAAAAAGACTATTGCTGACATTCTCACATACCTTGGTTTGGGAGAAACAATAAATAAAGCCTCCGGAGCTATGCAGAAATCGGCTAATGGAGCTGATATTTCTGATGTATCAGCCTTCCGAAATGCGCTCCAGTTAGGGACCGCTGCA